ACAGTATTTTATAATTTAATAGGTAATTTAAATGATGTTAATTCAGAGGGCGAGAATATAACTACTATCAGTAAAACAATTTTAAAAGATAAAAGAATTAATAAATTAAAAAGTGGAAGTTTAATTAATAAAGATACCGAAGTTTTAAAATTAAAATTTGGTAATCCATTAGATGGTAAATTAATGGTAACTTCTGATTTTGCAGAAATACGGACTGCTGATAATAGAACACATGACGGCATTGATTTTAGAGCAAAAAGCGGAAGCAATATATTTGCAAGTTCACATGGTAATATAGTTAGGGTTAGAAACCAAATATCTGGCGGTGGCTTATATATCGATGTTAAATACCCAATAGATAAGGACAATTCATTATTTTTTAGATATATGCACTTATCTTTTATACCTAATAAATTTTTACCTAAAGGAATTAATTTTAAGGATTTAGATTCATCAGTATCATTTAATTATACCGAGAAAAATTTACCAAACATAATAATAAAAAAGGGTGATATTATCGCAAAAACAGGGGGGGACCCTCATGAGAAATTTCATGGCCATAGTAGCGGACCTCATTTACATATGGATTGTAGAGAAAAACAATATTCCTTATCAAATTTCAAGAACCCAAAAAGCATAATACAACCATTATCTAATAAATGGGTATATCAAAGTAAACAAAAAAATGTAGATTAGTTTGTTTTTTTATTAAAAAAATAATATATTTGTATTCTCATTTTAATATAATTTTAAAAAATGATGCTAGGTAATATAGTCACAGATGAAATTTTTAATATTGATAAGACTTTTAATGTAGTTAAAAGCAAAAATGATAAAATTAAAAATTTACCAACATTAGTCATAGGATATGATAAAATATGCGGTATTTATGATAAATCTAAAATTAATGTTTTAAATAGAACTATTGGTGAAGATGTGTTTTGGACATTTAAAAAGAATGTTAAACGAAAATTATATGAAAACGATTTAGAAAATTTTATTAGATATTGTTATCAAACTCTAATAAATAAATATAATATTATACCATTAGATATAATTCAGTTATCGCTGATAAAAAGAAAAAAAATACTTATAGAATTATATAAACAAAGCAATTATATTTCATATGAATCTAGGAATAACATTATTTATATTTTAATTAATAAATTAATTTTTATTATTGATTTAAACCAATTAGAATATTTTAATTTTAATTTGGTGAAAATAAAAAATAAAATAAAAGAAAAAAGTAAGGTTTATCTGAATAATTCTAATATTCTACCTAAGTATACTCATTATTTAGAAAAAATAAATAATGATATTAAATATTTACCACTCTTATACTTAGTTCATAACTATTAATTAATTTCATTATATTAATTTTTATAAATTACAAACTATTTATATAATAGATAATAAATTTAGACATTATGAAACAAAGTGAAAAAAACACCATTAATACTGCTGTTGAGAGTTTTTTAAATGAAGATAGTGAGGAAACCATTGTATGTGACTTAGATGGTAAAAATTGTAGTAAAAAGCACATAAAAAGAGATAAAAGCATTCTTGAGAGAATAAATAAAACAATAATTGTTGAAGATGGCAGACAACTTATAATGTAATGAGTAAAAAAAACGCAATAATTAACGAGGAATTAAAAAGATTTAATTTACTAACAGAGTATGATTTTTATGCTGGTGACGATGATGAAGATTATGTAGACCCCATAGAAAGGGTTCATAATGATTATGAAGCAGAAAAAATGGAAAGAAAATATAATTCTGATAACTATGTACAAGCTCTAAAAGATACAGGAGAAGATGAGGAAGAAAATTTAGTGGAAAATGATGATGATGTAGATGGTGGCGAGAATGATAATCCATTTGAAAATGATGATGATGTAGATGGTGGCGAGAATGATAATCCATTTGAAAAAAATGATGATGATGCATTGAACAATTCTGATAATGATAATCCATTTGACAATGATGATGAGATACCCAAACCAGAACCAATGGATGATGAGGTGGATATTGACGTAACAGAGCTGGTTCAAAATACAAAAGAAGCGAAAAAATCATCAGATAATGCAACTGAAAAAATTAATGGACTTTTAACAAAATTTAATGAACTAAGCACGCATTTAGATAAAATGTCAGAGATTAACACTAAAATCGACAATTTAGAAAATGAAATTGAAAAAAGAAATCCAACACCAGAAGAAAAAATAGAAATGCGTTCATTAAGTTCTTATCCCTATAATTTAAAATTAACTGATTATTGGGCTGACAAAGACTCACCATATAACGTAATGGATGATGAAGAAAAAAACGATAATAATGAATATGTCTTAACCAAAGATGAGGTCGATTCTGACTATAATGACATACATGTTAAAGATTCTTTTGATACACATGGTGATGATGAGGATTTTTTTAACACAAAACAAATAACTTATTAAAAAAAAATACTAATACTTGCTTTATGATTATTTAGGTAGTATTTTTGTATCATATTAAAAGATTATATAATATTATCTTTTAGTAATAACGACTAATATTTTTAAATTATAATTAATATTAGTACAAATATCGACTCCAATAAAAAAACATTATTGGTGCATTAAACAAATATATACATATGAATGTTAAAAAATCAGCATTAGAAGCGATGTTATCTCAGTATGAGAAATCTGTAACATCAGAAGAAAGCACATTTGACCTTAGAAATTACTTCACAACGTATCTAAAAGATGGTGTTAATAACAAAATGATGAAAATTAGAATTTTACCAACGGATGGGTCCCCATTTGAAGAAGTCCACGTACACAGTATGAAAGTAGATGGTAAAAATAGAAAATTTATTTGCCCAAAACACACTAAAGATGAACCTTGTGCTTTTTGTGACGCAAGGTCGTTATTATTGGCAAGCGGAGATAAAGAAAATGAGAATTTAGCCAAGACATATAGAGCTAGGCTAATGTACATTGTTAAAGTTATTGATAGAGAAAATGAAAGTGAGGGTCCTAAATTTTGGAGATTTCCAAAGAATTTCAAAAAAGAGGGAATTCTTGATAAAATAATGGCTACTGTTAGAATGCTTCAAACAGATATTACAGACGTAGAAACTGGGAGAGATTTAGTACTAAACGTTGAAAGGGTTAAAAATCCAAGAGGTGGTACATATCCAACCGTGAATAGTATACAAGCATTAGACCCAACACCGTTAAGTACAGATGAACGACAAAAAGCCGAATGGCTTGGTAATACCAAAAAATGGGACTCAGTTTATAGCATAAAAAACTATGACTATCTTGAAATAGTGGTAAAGGGTGGCATTCCAGCTTGGTCTAAAAAATTGGAAAAATTTGTAGATAAAAAATCGTTAGACCAAGAAAATACTAATGAAAACACTACTAGTGATTTAGAATCTGAATTATCAATTGGTAAGAAAACAGAAGAAAGAGAAGAAAGTTTAGAAACCACTAATAGTTATGTTGCAGAAAGTGACACTAGTGTGAGTGAAGATGATGATTTACCATTTTAACAATTAACCAATATAAAGGGTCTTATGTTAACATAAGACCCTTTATTAAAAAAAAACTAATATGGCTAAAAGACCAAAAAAAAATACTACAGAATTAGAAAAGAAAGAGTTTAATTTGGACGAATTTCTAGAAAAAGAAGGTCTAAATAAATCAATAGATACTAAGCAATTAACTTGGATTCCACTATCAAAAGCATGGCATGACGCATTAAAATTACCAGGATTTCCTAGAGGTTATTTCAGTATCGTAAGAGGATTCACAAACACTGGAAAATCAACAGCATTTTACGAGGCAATTGCTGGTGCTCAAGCAATTGGTGATTTACCAGTTGTTATTGAAACTGAAGGCAACTGGAATGATGACCATGCGAGGCAAATTGGGGTTAAATATAGAGAATCAGTTGATAAAGATACTGGAGAAGTATTACTGAAACCAGAATTTCCAATAATGAATAATAGTTCTTTATTGGCAAGATATTCTAATTATGATTATAAAGATAGTAAAGAAAAATCCTCACCAACTAGAAATGTGCCAGTAATTGAAGATGTGATACGATTTATTAGTGAAATGTTAGATAAACAAAATGATGGGACATTACCAAGGAACTTATGTTTTATATGGGATTCCATAGGGACCTTAAATTGTTTTAAGTCAGCAACTTCCCCAGTTTCAAATAATCAATGGAATGCAGGGGCAATGGGTGGATTTCAAGATATTCTTAATCATAGAATACCATCAACGAGAAATAAAGATAGTAAATATACCAACACTTTTATTGCTGTTCAAAAAATTTGGATTGATAATATGAATGGCGGGGGGATAAAACACAGGGGTGGTGAATTTATGTTTTACAATTCCAGATTAATTGTTCATTTAGGGGGGCAAATAGCTCATGGGACAGTTAAATTAAACGCTGAAGCATTAGGTCAAAAATTCCAATATGGAATTAAAACTAAAATTAAATGTGAGAAAAATCATATAACTGGTTTAGAAAGAAGCGGTTCAATTTGTTCTACACCTCATGGATTTATAAATCCAGATGAATTAACTAATTATAAAAAAGAACATAAAAAATTTATACATGACTCTTTAAATGTAGATTATGATACTAAAATTAATTTTACTAATGAAGATGGAACACACAGTGAGAGCGACATAGTGGAAGGTGATAATGTAGATTAATTATGATTCGTAGTAGAGCCAGAAAATATGGAAAAATAGTTCATATTAAGAAAACTTTATTAATTGATGGAAATGCTTTATTTAAACGAGGGTTTATTGGTGCAAAAGATTTATTTAATAAAAAAAATGAACATATAGGTGGACTATATCAGTTCATCACTATTCTAAGAAAATTATTGAAAGAAGATTTATATGATAAGGCTTTTGTCTTCTGGGATGGGGAATATAGTGGTAAATTAAGATATGATTTTTATAAGGATTATAAAATAAATAGAAATAAAGATTATGAAAACGGAACTAGCCCCGTAGATTTACAAGAAAAAAAAGAAAAATTTTTAGTATCACAATATTTAGAAGAATTATATATTAGACAACATATAGATAATTCTAAAGTTGGTGTTGAAGCAGATGATTTAATTGCCTATTATTGCAAAACAAAAGAAGAAAATGAAAAAATTGTAATATGTACTAGTGATAGAGATTTATGCCAATTAATCAATAATAATATTACTATATATTTATGTGATTTAAAACAATATATAAATCTTAATAATTATAACACTATATTTAAACATCATCAGTCAAATTCCAAATTAATAAAAATAATTGCTGGAGATAATAGCGATAGTATAAAGGGAATTAAAGGCGTTAAAGAAACATCATTACTAAAGTATTTTCCAGTATTAAAAGAAAGAAAAGTTTTATTAAATGAAATTATAGAATTAGCCAAAAAAATACAAAATGATAGACTAAAAATAAAAAAACCAAAACTAATTGCGTTAGAAAATATAATAAATAGTAA